TGGAACAGGAGTTATATTATTAGTATTGACCTGAAATGTGACAACAGCTCTTGCTGCTTTTCTTGATTTTGGTAAATATCCAATATTTCTTGCTAAAGATACGACATTCTCTCTTAATGTCGCACTATCGATGAATACCTCATTCGCGACCATGTTCGCGTTGTATGAGGTAATGTAGGTATTGTATGCCAGAACATCAAGAATCGTTGATAAGTTCGATCCTTCAAAATCATAGTCTGTAAAACTAGAATTTTGTTTAAGATATTCTCGGAGAGTTGTTTTAACCTGATTAAAATCTAGGTTGGTGAAATTAGCTAATGGCATTTTTTACCTAGTTTGTTGCAAGACGAATTGTAATTCTTGTGGGGGCACATCTGCACCAATAATCCTATAAACGATGGTTGCATTAAATGCATTACTGTCATAATCTGGATTCAACCTCACAGAAATCAATTCGACTCTTGGTTCGTATATGTTGATAGATGATCTAATTTCAGCGGCGATGATGTTTGCAGAAATATCATCAAGGTTCTCAAAAAGAGAGGCACTTATCTTAGATCCAAAATCTTGATTAAAAAACTTCTCACCGGGGGTTGTAAATACAATATTTCTCACCGAACGGGCGATTGCTTGTTCATTTTTAAGCGCAATAAGGTCATCATTCAGAGGATGTCTCTGAAATGTCATACTAATATCTCTAAAACCTTGACTTACCCGTTCTAAAGGCACAAAAATCCAGCGATTATATCTTATTTATTAAGGCATCACTGAGATTTTTACTCATAAAGTGGTTCTGGAGTCGTCTGATTTTCAAAAAATTCAGTTTCTTCAGCAGAATCGCGTTTTTTGGGTGTTAAATCATCATTTGCGATCTCACGAAGCATTTTTTGATGACTATCGTTAGCTAAATTGTCTAAAAAATCGTGATTTGGAGTCATTTTTCTCTTTTTCAAGGGTCTACTGGGCGATTTTCTTGTGATTTGTACATGTCTTCAACTTTTTCTTCTTCAATTTTACGTTCTTTTGACGTTTTCCAGAAATATTCGTCTTCACGACCCATTCCAAGACGTTCAAAACCATTTTCAACTTGATAATATTGAGTTGAAACCTTAAAATCAGGCATTTTAGGTTCAACAGGTGTCAAACTGTTGTCATAGATACGAATTCTATTATTAGGATACAGTGCATACTGACCATTTTCAAGTTCAATCAAGTTATGAGACTTATGCTCAGCTGGATTTTCACTTGTTGCATAGTCAACTACCTCAGGATCCTGATGATAGTTATCAATTGTACAAATGTATGTACCTTTTTGAATACCAAAGTCGCGTGTATACAGTTCATAGTCCATCGAACCAATAAACTGCTTAGTGACAGCCACAACGCCGTAATCCATGCAATTCCAGAATTGTAGGTTAGGTAGATCCATATCAGGACTAGGCGTCTCAGGGGCGCTTACAAACGCACTGATGGGCAGTTTATCGTACATAGCAGCATACTCTGGTAAGTATGTCTCAAAATAAAAAGTGCGCCCAGGAATCGACTTTGCCGATACCCAGACGCCTTTAACAAATTCACCATGACCAGATTGATGATCAGTAAGATATTCTTTTCTTACCCATACCTCAACCGAGGGGAGGTTACAAATTAATGCAGCCATTATAAACTAATGTAACTGCTTCTATTTACCCTGCCCACGATACTTCTTTTTTGCTTTGTTACGAGAAGTCGCGGACCTCAACGTATATTGCGAGTTTCCTTGGCGAGTTTTTTTCGGCTTACCCTTAACATAAGTGCCGCCTTTCATCATCATAATTCAGTACCTCAGATTACGCGAGTTTTTTCATGACCAACTCTGATACGAGGATCGCACCAGATTTCAAATCCTTTCTCTTTTGCATCAAGACAGAATGAGACATCCTCACCACACATGTCTTGAACATTTCCACTCTCAAAGACTTGCATCTTAGGAGCAAACCAAGGGTATTCCAGATTCTCAAAGACACCCTTCTTGATCAGTACCCAACCAAAACCAGTGTAGTCAACAGTAAATGGCTTACGACGCTTCTGAATGGATTCGACAGTTTCGTGATTCATCACTCCACCATTCTTACGGAAATCATCTTCTTCCAACCAGTGTGCGACAGAAGTTGTGTGTCCATCTTCAGTGGCATACCAACCAGCAGTTACTTCTTTCTCTGTACCATCTTCACTTACTGCAAGATCGCACAACTGCCAGAATTTGTTTGTATCAAAAACAATATCTGAGTCAATCCACAGTTGATAGTCATATTCTAGTTTGCCATCCCAGGGAATCTGATTGGGACCACGCAATACATTAGCACCTAAGCACTTACAACGTGCAAAGTTAACCATCGAGGAATAATCTTGACTGATCTGAATACTCATTCCATTCTGTACCATATCAAAGCACAGTTGTACAAAGTTCTTCAGAAATGTAAATGAACAACCACGGCCTGGCAGACAGAATACGATGGTCTTACCCCGCATACGTTGCTTAATTGCCGCGATGTCCCACTCCTCTTTCTTCTTGGGTTTGGGGGCATTCGCCTTAACAGTAAATCCTTTTGCCATAAGTCTTAGAAACTTCAGTTCAATTCTAACAGTCTATATGTATAATGTCAATATGAATCGTGTCCGTCTGGCTCTGCAGTATTTGCCGAACTATATCCATGGGGGCGAATACACTCCTCATAAGACAAATCCTCAAGTTCATAATCAGTCTTCATTAGACCAACCATTCCCTTGAGGGTT